AAGAATTAATTGGAAGTCCTGTATTTGGATTTATATTTCCTAATAAATAATCAATTGGTCTCATTAGGCATACCCTAACAATCCACCAAGGATTGCTCCATATGCAGGATTAAACCCTGCAAGTTGTCCAAGTTGTGAACCGCCTAATGCACCACCTAATGCAGATAATGCTTGGTTTCTAAATACAGGCTGTATTGTCTGTGATCCTACTGTACCGCCACCAACTAGTGATAAAAAGTTTGCTAGTCTTTGGTCATCTACATTTTGCTCAAAATTAAATCTGTCTATGTCTGACTGTAATTGTGCCATTGCATCAGCCTCTCTTGCACCGCCAACTTGTGCCAATTGTTGAGCATCTAAGTTTTGTACATTTGGTGCTAATTGTAATGCATCCATTTGTGCCTTATATGCCATCGGTGCTAAACCAGAAGCTATAGCTGATTGATTTGCCCCTGACCCTAATCTTCCAGATCTTGCAAATTGAGAATTAACTTGATCAACGACAGGCTGAAAAGCCATGCTCATTAAAGGATTTGTACCTGCAAGATTTTGCCCAACTACATCCTGTACTTGTGCAGTCAGACTATTTGGATCTAATGCCCTGTCTCTAACCATATTTAAAGCCATTTCACTTTCTGGGGAAAAACCAACAGTTGTTGGAAATGGATAAAAATTAGGTTCTCCAGTATCATACCTTTCTTTTGCTTCTGACAATCCAAATTCTAAAAATGGTTGTGCATAGCTTGGTGCTGAAACTTGAGTATTTACAGTTTGCTGACCGCTTCTTCCGCCTTTGCTCATACTATATTTCCTTTACTAAAGTTATTGCTGATGGTTTATAGTCTTTTAAAACTCTTTCCCATCCTCGTCTGCCATTGATTTCTACACCCTCACAGGAATAAAACTTTGACCAATGTATAATTTTTTTTTCTACTTCAAGCAGGGTTTTTAATTTGCCCCCTGCCAACCAAAACCTTAAAACTCTTCTTTTCGGATAATCAATTATTTCTGTAATAATTGCACTATCTTTAAAAGACCAAAACTGGGCATCACCCTTTTGACACATTATCAATACATCCTCTGGAGAATGACTGTCATGTGCAAACTTCAGGGCATTTTTAATCCATTCCCTGCACCTTTGAAACTCAGCCAAAAATGACGTAGTCAAAGGATCTTGTGGTTGTAGCACTTGCATGATTTAAAGTTGCCTGTCCTTTTTGTCTTCCTGTAACATGAATGTTTACCGATGATGCATCTGCTGTCGTTGGCATAAATAATATTACACTATCTTCACCAATCCTGTCATCTGACAATGTTGTCGTTGTTGCACTATTTGCCAATGTTACTGATCCTGTAGAATTTATTTTTCCATCAAGAATATTATTTACTACATTTGCTACAACTAATGGATCTTCTTCATAAATAGATAATCTTGGATAATTTGTTGCTCTGGTCATCTTCTACCTAATGCCTGACCTTCAATATCAAATCCTTGAGCAATATTCCAATTACCTGAAATATTCATTCTAAATCTATGATACCTACCCTGATCTCTATGTTCTATAAATCCATCATTATTAAGTGAACTTGCTGTTGAAAAAGTAACCGCCTCACTACTTGTGTTTCTTGTGCCAACTTGAACAGTTACCGACCCATCTTTGTAGTAAGGTGTAGATCTTGTAACAAGTGACCTTCTACCTTTATTTAAAGAGAACTCTGATGTTTCAATTGTTGCACTTAAAGGCGAACCATTAAATGCAAATATTTTATTATCTTTAGATCCACCAAAAAGTAATGTACCACCTTTATACAAGTTACCATCCAATGCACCAGTCAAACTGTCTAAGTTACTTGCTAGATTATCAAGTTGATCTAAATTATATCCTGCTGTGTAAAATGGTGCTATCAAGTCGGCCTCTACTTCAGCTATTGACCACCTTTTCAATACATAATTATAAATCAGTAATTTGTCAGGTATTGTAGATCCACTTGCATTTGAAACATAACTCCAAGCTACAATATTATTTTCTGGATCTATTGCAGAACTAATTTTGTCTAGTTGGCCAACATTGGCATCATTAAAGAAAAACTTATTTATTTTTTCCTGACCAATCGCTTGGCTAGATCTTCCATCAAACAGGTAAAACCCATCTTCATTAAGATAAAATATTGTTTGACCAATATAAGATACTGATCCACTAAATGTGCAACCTCTGGTAGTTTCAACTTTATCTATTTGGTATATTAAAGGTGTGCCGACATATGAGGCTCTAACAATAGCTTTTTCCATCAATATGGTAGCATATCTTCCAGATCCAATCAGGCCAGTTATTGCACCTGAATCTGGTATGTCTTGAAAGTCAGCCTGATTTGTTCCTACAGTCCAACTTGTTGCATCATTTAATGCCGACCATCTTGCTCTGAATGGTATTCTTCCTGATCCTTCATCTATATTTGCAGTCCAAACTTGATCACCCACAACCGCTATAAAATCAGCCTTCGGTGGAGTTCCTGCAAGGTCTGCAAATCTAGTATCTGATCCTAATGTAAATTCTTGTAAACTTTCGCCTACACCGCCACAGGCAATTACAGATGTTCCAAACTGAACAAATCTCCATCTTTCATTGTCTGCCGACAATGAGTAACTTCCTGCTGACTTTGTTACGTCATCAAGGTTTGAATTACTTGCATTAAATTTATAAAGTTTTGTTTCATTACCTGCAAATAAATTGACGTTACCATTATTGTCTTTTACCGCATACAGGCCTTTTAATCTTGCATCACCTGCATTTGAGACACTTGTAAACTGGTTAATAGACCTGTATCCATTTATTATTGGTATTACATTTGTTGCTACAGTCACACCACTATTTTCCATGTCTGGCTGATCTGGCAACCACTCTCCGAACTTTATCATTGTTTAACCCAAACCTCATTTGATGTTGTCTGATTTGACCATATTTCTGAACCTGCTGAAACCTCTGACCAACTTTCATCACCAGTTTCAACATTTAACCATGTTTCATTACCTAAAGAAACCTCTGTCCATGTTTCATTACCAATATCTATTACACTCCAATCTTCACCCAATATTTTTATTCTTGATGAGATCAAAGCCGAAGAATTCGTTGTACTTGCTACATTTACTGTGTCAATTAAACCACTTACACCAAAGATTTGTACTGCTAATGCCGAAATATTTGCTGATGTTGTAATTGCTCCTTCAGCCTGTTGTATCCTAATTACAGATCCTGAAATACTTGCGGATGTATTTATTAAGCCACTAAATGCTAATTCTCTCGTTGCTGATCCAGATATTGAAGCAGAACATGAAATGCTTGTTTCAAAATTCAATGTTGCTGTTGCCGAGGCACTTACATTACCAGTTGAAACAATGGTACTTGCTACAGGTCTTATTCGACCAAAATTACCAACAACTGTAGCATTTGTCGATACAGAACTTTCTGCAAATTGTATTCTTTCAATAGAAGATAAAACTGTTGCAGATGTTGCAATATTTGCACTTACAGTCCTTATCTTTGTGCTGTCACTTGATGCTGTTGCAGATGTTGTAATGTTTGCACTAGCTGTAGCAGTTACATTAGAAGAGGCTGAAACAGAAGCAGAAACTGAAACAGAACCTGTAACAGTTCTTACTTTTATTGCACCAGATGAAATAGATGCACTTGTAGCGATATTGCTACTTACAACTAATGTAGCAACTAATCCTGAAGAAATAGAAGATGAAGTGTCTACATTTGCAATTACAGTTTCAATGACTGTAAAGCCACCAAAATCAGTATCTAAAGTTTGACTTGCATAATGTCTTAATTGACCTGCAAATCCATAAGTCCACCTTACATTTGGTTCAGGATTTCTTATAGCTTGATAAGCAGGACTTGCTTGATTAAGTTGACTTATATAGCCACCTGCATCACCTCCTGCCCAAAACGTTTGATTAAGACTTGTATTTGTACTTTCTCCAATTAATTCATTATCTACAAATATTCTTAATCTTTTTCCAGAAACATCTATTTCACATACAAATGCATGAAGTTGATCATCTAATGGTAAATTACTTTTATTTACATCTAAAATTATTTTATCGATACCTAGTGTATCGTTGTTACCTCTGAATGCACCAAATCTAAAAGTGTTTGTGTCGTGAAATCCAATTGATGTACCTCTAAAAGTGCCTCCTAATTCGAATAAGGTACAAGCTGTATCAACAGTTGATGGTAATATAACTTCAAAAGCCAATACAACTGATTGATTTCTTGTAAAGTTACTACTTGCTATATTTGTGTCTGCACTAAAAGAGTGACTTAGAGTTAATCCTTTTTCTAAAGATGTATAAAAAGCACGAGTAAAAACACTTGAAGCTACTGACTGTATTCTTGCACAACCAGAAGTAACAGAAGCACTTGTTGATATACTTGCAGAAACATCTTTAACAAT